TCATATCGACCAGCAACGTTTTTCCAAAGTCCGCCAATCTCACCGAGTTCAAGAAGACCATAATATCTATCAAGACCACGCTCATCGTAATAAAGACGTATTTCAACTTGTTTGTTCTCCTTACTTAAACGCGACTTAGCAGTCTTTGCTTTGATAATATTTCCAATAATTTCTGTTCCATCTTTTTCTTTCTTTTTGCTGAGATAGATGATTGTAGAAGCAGCATACTTGAGTCCACTACCTCCACCCATTTCTTTTGTAGGTACGTAAGATCCGATAACATCGTAAGTGTGGTTAGTAACAATCATTGGAATATTTGCCTGACCAAGTTTTAAAGTGAGCATACGGAATGCACCTTTGATCAGTTGAGATTTAGTCATATCACGAACTTGTTTATCGTTCAGTGCATCAGTGATCTCCTTCTCTGTCGATAGCATACCAAGAGAGTCTAGCACAAACATCAATGGTTTGCGATCTTCTACAGGGTCTTTCATATATCTATCAACCGTCTTGAGTGCTTTACTACGAAACTCCTCTACGGTGACTACATTCATGACAATAAGACGATCTAAATCTAACCCACGACTTGAGAGTAAAGACTTATTAACAGCGGCTTCAGTGTCAAAATATATACACATCCCATCAGGGTTAGAATCCAGAAAATTTTTGACGACGGCAAGAGAGAAGAAAGTTTTTCCAGTGCTAGACTCGCCAGCAATGGCAGTAATCTTATTCCCAGATACGCCACCAAATATAGACCCTGAAACAAGTCCATTAAAAATGTACGAACCTGTATCAACAAATGTTTCAGTTTCATCAATATCTGCTGCAATTTGTGCGTATTCTTTTCCTATCTCCTTTACAATATCACTTAAAAAATCCATCAATACCACCTTTTTGTTTTTAAATATTCTAATACGTCTCCACGTATATCCATTAATTCATGATAACATCTTTGATTATGAGCACATTGTCTAAGTGCTGCATCTGGTTTTATAACTGACTCAATAAAAATATCAAGTCCTCGGTTCCATTTGTCTTGTTTAGATTCGCCATCTTCAATAACGTACTGATCTCTCATAAAATCTCCAGCAATAAATTTACTATACCATTAAACAAAGAAAGAATCAAGAGTTGTTTTCTTTTCAAAAGACCACCCAATAGAATTCAAAATTACTTTCAAAGGTTCTAAAAATCCTTTTTCAAATTGTAAATCATAATCAATGTAACTATTAATATTCAACTCCTTAGGAAAGTCTTGAATGAAAGAAATTACATTTTCATGAATTGGATTTGGTTTTTTCAAGTAACAGAATTTGATTTTTTCTCCACTTTGAATAAGTGAATATTTATTTGTCAGTTTGTTTTCTGATATGTAAAAGTTAAACAATAGAGCACCTCTACAATGAATTGGAGTTCCTTTATTGTAAATTGAGTTTACAGACTTATACTTATCTACATCAGAAACTGATCTAGGAAAAGAAATATCTTCTGGTGGTAAAGATTTAAACTCAGTACGACATTTCTCAATAAATTTAATTACATCATTTTCTGTACCACTCATCACTAATTTAAGACCTTCCTTAATCATTTTACGACAAGGTGCTGGAGTTGATGACTTTACCGCTTCAATCCCCATGATCTTCAATTTAGGTTCTTCATAACGGACACCTTCACTGTCCCATACATTTAGAATATAACGTTTCTTAGCAGTCCAAATACCACGATCCGCAATATTCTCACGCTTCATTTGCATTTTCTGTTCATATGCCGAAACGTAATCCGCAAGTTCCTGATAAGAGGACTCGATGAATGGTTCCAACTTGTCTTCACAGATCTTGTCAAGTATAGAAACAATTGCTGCTTTATCGCTAGACTTATTACTAAAAAATTTATCAACAAGAGGTCCAAGATTAAGATAAATTGAATCGGTGTCAGATGCAATAACATAATCTACCTCCCCAGTATTCAAAAGTTTATTTAGATATTTGTTCATTCTCATTTCAATCCAACGAATTGAAACCTGACCAGATAATGTAATTGCTTCTGCGTTTGCTAGTTTATAATAGCGGAAGTATTGATTACCAATCGCACCATAGGCAGAGTTAAGAGAAATCTTTTTAGCCATCTGAATGTTATTACATCGAGCGATTTCTTTTTCAAGTTCTTTAGTTGGAGTTTTTTCATATTGTTGTTTAGCAACGAGCATTTTCTTTTTAAAGATTTTTCTCTCACCATACATCTTTGCCATTAACTCAGGAAGAAATCCTTTTACATCTTTACGATACATGGCACCATTTGCACAAATAGAATTTTGATTGTAACCATCGAAATTCAATTGCTTCTCAAGTATTTTATCAACGGTAACTGTGGGATGCCTTTCTTCAAGTAATGTTTCTGGAGAAATATTATATTGCATAATAAGGTGAGGGTACAGACTATTAAGGTCAAAACTTACCACCCAATCATACTTTCCAGGTTTAGGTTCTTTGACATAAGCACCTGCATACTTCTCATTTTTATCCGAACGAACTTTAGGAGGAATAACAATATTACGTCGTTTTAATTCATTGTAAATGATATTGTCCCACATACGAACTTGATAGAACACATCATTAAAATTAACTTTGGCATCAAATGCCATAGTTACTGCAAGTTCAATGAGTTTCATCTTGTCTTCCAAACGGTCAACAAGTTCCACGTCAATAATATTATATTCTACAAACTTTTGCCATCCTTGTGTATAGAAGTCTTTAAATGTTTCAAACTCTGAGTGATCAAGTTTTTTCTGACCAAGTTCTACGTTTGCAATATGATCTAGACGATATGATTCTTGAGCAGAGTAAGTAAATTTTTTATATAGATTGAGATAATCTAATTGAGATATTCCTCCCACATCAAAACAAATTTGTTCTCTATTGTTTACGAATACACTATCTTGACTAACAAGTCCCCATGGAGAGAAGGACTTCATTCTCTTCTCACCAAGAACTCGATTCAATCTACCACAAATATATGGGATATCGAAAAATTGAATATTCCATCCAGTAATTACTTCTGGAACATTACTCTCCCAGTATTCTAAAAACATATTCAAAAGTTGATATTCAGTATCACACTGAATATACTTAACATTCTTTTGTTTGTTTACAAAAGGATTGACTCCCCAAGTAATAATTTGCTTAGTAGCATAATCCTGAATTGTAATTAAGAGAATCTCTTCAATACACTCTTTAGGATCTGGGAAACCATTTTCTGAAGTGGTCTCAATATCAAGTGTAACTAATTTAATTTTTGAGATATCAAATTTGATCTCATCCTCAGAATACTTGTCAGAAATATATTGATAGACATATCTATCGTTTCCATAAATTTTAAATCCATCAACATCATCATATTTCTTATAAAATTCCCTGCAGTCACGTACTGTTCCAGGATGAATTTTATCAACGTACTCACCTTCAAGAGTCTTGTACTCTGTAGGTTTTTTTGATTTCATGAACAAAGTTGGAGAATATTCTTCTCTAAACATTACATGTTGTCCATTCTCATACCCACGAACAAGAAACTTGTTCCCGATCATTTGAACATTAGTGTAAAAGCGCATCAGTTAATTAGGGTTTCGTACTGTTCAATGAAGGTTGGTTTTGGTTCAACAAGAGTTAAAATTTTATCAGAATGAATCATAATATAATCTTGTTTTGTATAGTCTGATAACCATGGTTCCATGGTATATTTACCTTCAGAATATTCTTTAATAACATGAGGTTTGGTTATTTTACAATCTGGTTCTCCTAATTCGGAAGTAATTTCTTCAATAGTTCCAATCAGAATTTGATTTGGCAATACAATTACTTTGATCATTTTTTAATTTTCCTACTAACGTATTTTATCAAGAAAAAAGAGGGGTGTCAACTGGATTGTGCCAGTTACCCCTCTGTCTACGGCGACGATATTCAATTCTATTTAGAACCAATCTTTTCTCTTGTGTGCCTCAGGAACGACTTTACCTAATGTGATACTTAACAACCCATCCTCAAAGCTAACTGATCTAACTTCCGTCTCGTCACTGAGGGTCCATGATCTAGTGAAAGATCTCTGAGCCACTCCTCTGTGGACATAATCGGTGTTGGTTTCTCCATCTTCTCG